ATCGCGTCGGCCTGCGTGTCGTGACATCCGCCGGGGATCGGCTTCGTCTCCCCTTCCTTTACGACCGCGAACCCGTCACAGCCCTCCGCGTCGCTGATGACCGTGTACGGCATGACTCACTCGGGCGGCTGCGCATCCGTCCCAGCGGACGGCAGCGGTGACGGCGTGACGAACGCATCCCCGCCGGGGTACGGCTCGCGGTTCTCCTGCTGGCGTGCCTCGTTCGGCGACAGGGTGCCCGACAGGATCTGTATCTGTTGCGCCTTCACGCGGGTCGTCACATCGGCGCGCTCGAACTCCGAGGTGTTGAACCTGACGCGCTGCGTCAGCGGCAGCGTGTCCGAGATCGCGTCTTCGAGGCGACGCATCCAAGGCAGCAGCGTGTAGCGCACAAAGTTGATGCCCGCCTGCTCAACATTCTGGTAGGTCTGCGTGTCGCCGCCCGATCCGATGATGAGGTTGAGCGGGATGCGATACACGCGGGCGATGTCGCGGATCACCGACTCGCGGTACTCGATCAGTTGCATCTCGCTCGCGCTCGTCGTGATCGCACGCCACTTCAACCCGCCGGTCAGCACGGCGGGCCGACGATGCCGCACATGGGCATCCTGCCAGGTTTCACGCAGCACCTGAGCCTGCTCTGCGGTCATCGCCGTGTCGGTCTCCAACACCGACGACGGAGTGGCACCCTCCCCGTAGAACTGTGCGATGAACCTGTCCATCGCCAACCCGATGCCGATCGTGTTGCGTTGCGCCTCCAACGGCGACACGCCACGCAACTGCCCGGGCATCAGCATCCAGTAGATCGCCCGCACATCGCGCTCCGAGAACATCGTCTTGCCGACCTGATAGGCGTACTCGTCGGTGTCGCCGTGCACCAGTCCCTTCACCTGTGACGGGTGGAGGTTGCGCATCTCGGGCGGCAGTTCCCCCGACCGTCGCGGCGCATAGATGTAGGCGCTGCCGTGCAAGGCGAGCATCGTGACCGTCTGGTGGACGAACTCGAACATCGTCTGGTGGGCGTTCGGCTTGATTAGCACGCTTGGTGTCGGCAACTTCTCGGTGCGCCCGTTGCGATCACGAAACAGTTCCAGCGGCATGACCGCGATCGAGTCGGCGAGCAGCGATACCGCCGCCATAAGCGCAGAATGGGCGAGTGCGGAGGACTCGGTGACGATCTCCCCCGAGTAGTTCGGGAAGAACGGGCGCGCCGTGATCTGGTACGGGTCGAGTGACTCGGGCAGGGCGCGGCGCTCACGGCGTAGCAGGCTCACGAGTTCAGCACTCCTAGCGCGATCAGGGCCGCGCCAGCGACGACAATACCAGCAGGAATGGACACCGATCCGATGCCGATGACGACCAGAACGATGCCGATGCCCTCGGACAGCGAGGTGAGCAGCGACCGGGTGATGCGCGATCTCATAGCCACGGGTCGATGATAGTTGGCCCCGACGGGGCTACGGCGCGCGATGTTGCGCGATCCACCGCCATCACCAGCCCGATCGCGGCGTCGATGCGGCGTCTGCTCTTGCCTTTCGACAGCCGCCACCCGTGATCGGTGACCCGCTGCGTCGCCGACAGCACCTGGTCGGTGAAGGTTGGCGTGGCATCGTGAGCGATCCTGCCGCCGACGATCATCTGGTAGGTGGTGGCACACGCGGGGATCATGCGGGCCGCCGTCTGCGGATACTCGACCATCGGCAGCCCGTCATCCGCCAACGCCTCCGCCGACCGCTGGAAGAACGCCGGGTCGTAGGCGAACTCGCGCACCTCGAAGCGGCGATGCAGGTCACGCAGATGCTGCTCGACGGTGGCCACATCCACCCCCTCGTCGCGCGGCATCCAAATCTGTGCCCGCACCACCACCGTGTCGTCCTGCGGCTGTGCGATCACGACGGCGATGCTGTCGTGCTTCAACGCCATGTCCACCCCCACCCACACGGGCAGATCATCCGACAGATCGAGATCGGACACGCACCGCTCCCACGCCCCGGCGGGCAGCCACGACTCCTGCGACCTCACCCACTGGTTCAGCCGCCACCTTCGGAACGCCGACTCGCCCGACTGACGGATCGCCGTCTCCATGTCGGCGACATCCATCAGCCCCTCCGCGAGGTTCGGGTTCGCCCGCCCCCACGCCGTCCGCGAGTTCAGCGCACAGTCGGCGGGTGCCTCCCACCACCAGAAGCCGAACGTAGGATCGTCCACCTCACCAGACGCACACCGCTTCCCGTAGTCATACAGGCTGCCCGCCAGCGTGTTCAGGTCATACCCGGCGGTAGTGATCGACACGACCAGCGGCTCGATGCGTGCCCCCGAACCGAGCGTCATCTGGTCATACAGGTCGGATGACGGCTGGTTCCACAACTCGTCGAACAGCACCAGCGACGGGTTGAGTCCGGCCTGCCCCTTGAACTCGGACGACAGCACACGGAACACCGACCCGAAGCGGGGCATCTCGATCGCGTTGCGATAGACGCGACACTCGGCGCGCAGCATCGGCGACCCCTCCACCTGTCGGGTTGCCTCGCCGAAGATGATGCGCGCCTGCTCCCTGTCGCCCGCCACCGCATACACCTCGGCCCCCGACTCGCCCGCCACCATCCCATAGACGGCGACCGCCGACAGCATCAGCGACTTGCCCTGCTTGCGTGGCAGACCGATCAGCGCACGCCGATACCGCAGACGGCCCGACTCCTCCCGCTCGTACAACGCACGCAGCAGCCACTTCTGCCACGGCGTGAACCGCAGCGGCTGACCCGCACGGAACCCTTTCAGCACGAGGAAGTGCTCCTCGGCGAAGCGGATGATCTCGTCCCCGTCCGACGCCCGCGAGATGCGCGGCGTGTAGAACGCGGGCGACCATTTAGCCGTCGGCGTTAGCCCGTTTCGCTTCGATCCTGCGACGGAGTTCAGCGAACCCATCGGCCTGCACCTCCGTCACCCCGAGACCGGCGCGATCCGTCGGCGAGAACCCTAACTGGGCCAAGCCGTGCGTGATCTGCAAGTCGAGCGCACGCAACCCCGACCTCAGCCGCCATACATCCTTGCCCTCCCGAAAGTCCGCAAAGAGCCTAATGCGCAACGCCCGCCGCTCGTCCGACAGTTCACAGACGATCAGCATCAACTCGCCGTCGATACCGGGTCGCAGCCACGGCGCACCCGACCGCCACATCCGCTCCCACAACGCCAACCCGTCTATCCCCAACTGACGCGCAGGCTCAGGCACCTGCGACCCCACCGACGGCAACGCGACCACCGTAGCCGAACCCAACCGCCGCTTGCCTGGATTACCCAGACGCCGCTTCTGCTCATCAGGCTTCGGCCTACGACCCGAACCCCTACCGCCCATCGGTCACCCGCCCCCGACAGGCGCGACGCGACCGCTCACGACGCCGATCCACGAACCGCGCAGCCCGCAACCGCACCCCGTCCGCGAACGCCTGCCGCTCCCACTCCCCCCACCCGAGACGACGCAGACGACCAGCCACAAATCCTGATAATACGCGACCGCGCACGCGAGGCGGGCACGGGGGACGCCGCTGTATGCCTGTAGGAAAACTGCGTGTGCGTTAGCGGTGTGCGCCGCGTCGAGAGTTGCAGGATCGGTGGGCGGCGAGCAGGATCGAGTCGGGGTCGCCGGGGGTCACATGGTCGGCTGTCCACGGGTCGTCGGCTCGTGCGCCCTGTCCGCACAGCCAGCAGGCGACGGCCTCGGCTCGTACTTTGCGGGCGCGTCGCTTGTAGTCGCCGCGATAGTGGGGGCGTTCAGGTTTGGGGTGTAGGCGGTTGTGTTGTGTGGTGCAGATGGGGCAGCGGGTGCCGTTGGTGGTGAGGGTGCCGCAGTTGAGACACGGGCGAGCGGGCTTCATCGGCGTCCGATCAGGTGCTTCGGCTTGTTGCGTTGTCGTATGGCGATGTGTGAACCATACGGATGCCCGGGCTTCTCTCGATAAGCAATAATGTCGGGAAAGTTTTCAACCAGGTATTTCGAGTCTGCGATCTTCTCGGCCATGCGTTCGGCAAGGGTGCCATAGCCGCCAACACTGTACCTCTTACAGTCTGGCAACACCCACTGATTCACAACGACGACACCGAAGTGCCGAATGTTGAGCGCTGTAAATCCGTAATCATCTATTGTCTGAACCATCGGGTCAAAGCGTAAGTGAGTTTTGCGTACCACGAGTGCGCGCCCATCAGCAAGCGTGTTGAATAACCAATGCTTCCTACGGAACAAAGCGTTGTTTATCGCGCAGAAGCCGCCGAGATGTCCCGAGTGGCTGTCGCACTTATCGGCAAGTTGTCGCGCTCGGCGCAAAAAGCCTGTGACGCTAACGGGATGCTTGAAGCGCTCGGCATAGTGCTTCTGGTTGCCTTCGTTGATGGGTAACTCTGCGTGGGTCACGCGGTCGTAGTTTCGTAGTTCGGTGAGAGCGTTAAGGTCATCGACCATAAATAGCGCCCATTCGCTATCTTTCATCATGTCTAGTGCCGTGTTGCGTTGGTTCGCCAGCCCACGCGGATTCCCGGTCACGAGCAGGCGACCCTCCCGTGCTGTTCCATGCTCCATAAACTGTTCCGCCGCTTCTTGTGTGTGAACCAGAACTGTGTGTTCGACTGCCTCCTGTTCGAACATAATCGAAGTGGTCATGGTTTTGTAACGGTCATAGGCAAAGACAAACACCCTCATCAGTCACACCGATGATCTAAGTGATGTGCGCTCGGTGACTGCTGTGGCAGACATCGCGGCCCTCCTGCTCTCATCGGAGGCACAGCCACATCGTCTCATCGCCTGTTTCGTGTAGATGACCAAAGTAAACCTGTATGCGTCCTTGCGCAGACGCACGAAAGGAGTCACGCCATGCAGGTACTTCTGACCGTTGAAGATCGTCACCGATCTGTCTGAGATCGGCAGCACGACACCATACTCCGGGATGTGGAGATGTCCACCGCCAACATTCTTCCTGATGCTCAGCATCATCGACCAAGTATCGATCAGGTTGCCAGCGTCACGGTGATACGGCAGCACCGAGGTGTGATTACAAATCCCAGATGTGAAGGGCGTGTCGCGGAGTAGCCAGTCAGGGTGAATGTTTGAGCGAACGATGTAATCGTGGTGTGCCGACTCGTCGGGCAGATACGTCTGAAAGAGCCGCCACATCGGTGCGACGATGCTCGTCATGGCATCGGCAAGCGTTGGCGTGTCGTAATGAACCTCAGCGAGTCGGCACGCATAGTTCTGCTTGACGTGATCGGGGGCCGTATGGCCGAAGATGATGTTGTTGGTGCCGATGCCCGAGAGCCGATCCAAATACTTACGATCTCCTTCCGGGTCTGTCCATTTCGCTTTCTGGAAGCGGAGCCTGCGAGACAGATCGGAGACGACATCCTCATGATCGCTGAGTTTGGAGGACAGCAGAACAGGTTTCTGCGTGTCTGCATCCACGAGAATGTGCTGATCCTGTGTCGGTTCTAGACTCGGGGCGTACGTGCGATTTCGGCCTATCTGGCTCAGCGCATCAGGCTGTCTCGCTTTCTCAACTCTGAGCATGATGCCGCTCGATCAGATGCAGCACAAGATCGCTATTCGTGTCATGCCCCAACATTTTCCGCAGATGTGCACACATCGTCGTGATCCGGTCATAGGTCTCGATGTCGTACGGCAGGACGATGGATCGGGTGTTCTTAGAGGCATAGATGTCGGCACCCTCGCTGATCGAGACCGTATCATGACCTGACCCGCGATCGCCCTCAAGTTTGAACAGCAGGTCATCGAGGTCATCGCCTGTGAACAGCGTGTGCGACAGCCCTTCATCCGACTGCGATAGTTCCCGCAGGGTGTCCACCAGTGCTCGATCGTCGTAGGTCGCCAGATCGTTCGTCCTGTTATCCGCCAGCATGATCCGCACAGCCTGATCGTCCGACACATCGAGGAAGGTGACCGCGATCTCCGACCAGCCCAACGCCTGCGCCGCCTTAAACGTGTGATTACCGGCGAGGATGTGCCCCGTCGAGCGTTGCGCCACGATCGGGCGATACTGCCCGTGCGCCCTCAACGACTCCGAGATCGCCCCCACATCACCCTGTCGCACATTCCTCGGATGCGGGGTCAGCGCATCGAGCGGCACCGTCTCCGTCGTCAGGTTCACGCCAGCACCTTGCGGCGCACATACTCGCCGACCGTCACCCCGGCTTCGCTGGCCCGCTGTCTGAGGGTGGCGCGTTGGCGGCGTGAGACGCGGAACGATACGAGGGCGGTTGCCGCCTCCTCGCGAGTGGGATCGACGGTGCGCTGCTTCGGCATGATCTCCTCCTAGTTGTGGGATGTGAGTGTATCTATCGCCATGCCGTGTAGCGGGCGGCGGACAGGCCGCGCGGCTCCCCGTCAGCCTCGATCCAGCACCATGTCGGTGCGTCAGGGTCGCAGCCGCAGCCGACGATCCTGCGCTCATCCTGCTCGACCGTCAGCCCGCAGATGTGGCAGGTCATCACCGTCACGGCCAGTCGTTCGGGTTGCGTAGCGTCACATACATCAGCACCACGCCCGCGAACAGCAGCACGATGACGGCCCGAAACAGCCAGTCGATCATCGGGTGCGATCCAGAATGGCGACGACCGCCCACAACGACACCGCCGACACGAACAACAACACCACAGCCAGCGTCACGCCCGCTCCGCATCCACGGGCGGCGACCACGTACACCAGCGATCATTCCCCGGCTTGAACGCCAGCGACGCCGAACCGTCAGGCGCAACCGTCACCAGCACGAACACGCCCCCGT